TGGCATCTATACATGACGAGTATCAGTTTGAAGTTCTTAACAAAGATGTTAAAAGATTTGGACAGCTAACAAAAGATGCTATGAAAGATACAGAGAAACAATTACACATGAAATGTCCTTTGGATAATGAATGGAAGGTAGGGAGAACATGGGCACAGACACATTAGTAAAAGAATTTAAAGGAAGAAAAGATCATGCTAATTATATTAAGCGTGGTATACAAGTAGAGAATGAATTTATAAAGACTGTGCAAGAGCATGGTTATTCAGTTGGTATAGCAAATGATCAAGAGAATATGTTTAAACATATAGATTTCTATCTAACAAAAGATAATAAAACAGTTAGTGTAGATGTAAAAGCTAGAAGAACTGGAAATAAGAACAGGTTTTTTGATGACGCATGGATTGTTGTTGAGTTTAAAAATACAATGGGTAAGAAAGGTTGGTTGTATGGTGACTGTAATTACTTTGTATTTGAACGAGAGCATGACTACGTATGGTGCTATGCAAAAGAGTTGGTAGAATTAACTGACAAAGTTGTAGATAAAAATACTAGAGTAGTAAGTTATAAAGATGCTGAATACAAAACATGGGGTAGAATACATCAAGGAAAACAAGATCTTATCTCAAGAATAGAGATGAGTTTAATATTAAAATTAAATAAAACATTTATTATGAAAAAAACTCTTGACAAAAATGTTGAGGTGTGTCATAATTCATTTATTAACAATAAGGAAAGGAACACAATTATGAGTGTTATTAAAGGAAACGCTTATTGGGCAAGCGTAACAAGTCCAAACACCACTTTTGATAGTGATGGTGTGTGGTCTATAGATGTTGGTAATCTTGATAAAAAGAATGCTGATATTGCTAAAGCTGATGGTCTATCCATCAAAAATAAAAATGACGACAGAGGTGATTTCGTTACAGTAAAACGTAAAGTGAGACGTAAAGATGGAAACATGAACAAACCACCTGAAGTTGTTGACGCAGGCAAACGTAATATGTCTGGCACATTAATTGGTAATGGTTCAGAAGTTAATGTACTTTATACTACATATGAGTGGGAGTTCAAAGGTCGTTCTGGAGTTTCTGCTGATCTACGTGCTGTACAGGTAACTAATTTAGTACCTTACAACACAGATGCTGATGCAGAGGAAGCTTTTGAAGTAGTTCCTGATGGCTTCGTAAGTAATGAGTCTGATGAGGAATTATCCTTCGCTTCTTAACTAACCAATGAAAGGATGGAGAGGTGCTACTGAACGAGTATCTCTCCATTATTTATTATGAAATCAATAGATACTTTAGTGAAAGATATATATGGTTTATTTGATCCTCTTGTAGAGGTAGATTTAAATGACAAAGAAATAGATGAGCATTTAGATTCTTTTACAAAGAGTGTCAAAGAAACATTACGAATGTTTTTAAAAGAGAAACCTACACAGAAACGTAACTTGAGACTATCTGCTATAGGTAAACCTACGAGACAGTTATGGTATGACAAACATTCTAAAGATGAACCTAAACCTTTAGAACCTAGTACAAGAATTAAGTTTTTATATGGACATTTATTAGAAGACTTATTAATATTATTCTGTAGACTAGCAGGACATACAGTAACTGATCAACAAAAACAAATTGATGTTAATGGTATAAAAGGACATCAAGATTGTATGATTGATGGTGTTCTTGTTGATTGTAAGAGTGCATCAGGTAGAAGTTTTGAAAAGTTTTCTAAAAGAACTTTATATTCTGATGATCCTTTTGGTTATATCGCACAAATCTCTGCCTATGCTGAAGGCAATGGTGTAGATGAAGCTGCTTTTCTTGCTATAGATAAACAACATGGAGACATTTGTTTGACTCCTGTTCATTCATTGGAAATGATTAATGCTAAAGAAAGAATTGATTATCTTAAAGGAGTTATGGAACAAGATAATCCACCTGACAGGTGTTATGATGATTTGCCTGATGGAGCTAGTGGCAATCGTAAGCTTGCTATTGGTTGCTTGTATTGTTCACATAAGCGTACTTGTTGGAGTGATGCTAATAAAGGTAAAGGATTACGTGTGTTTCAGTATGCAAAAGGTCATAGGTTTCTTACGAATGTTGCTAAAGAACCTAACGTAGAGGAGGTTTTAGAATGGTAAGTCATTGGGTTAGGTATGGTACTGAAGAACCTTTCGTACCTAACCTAGATAAGTTTGGGTTTGTTTATATTATAACAAATACTAAAACTACTAAAGCATATGTAGGTTGTAAACAATATTTTTCTATGGGTAAGAAAAAAAGAAAACATAAGTGGGAAATATATACAGGTTCTTCTAAATATTTAAATGAAGATATAGAAAAGATAGGTAAAGAACATTTTACTTTTGAAGTTATAGCAGAGTATAAAAACAAAAGAAGTCTACGATACTATGAAGCATATTATCAAATGAAATGGAATGTTCTTACTGCTACTATAGAAGGTACAGATAAACCTGCGTTTTATAATTCATATGTAGGTGGTAAATTTTATAGACCTATTGAGAGTTATAAACCTTTTACAGAAGAACATAAAAGAAAGATAAGTGAAGCTCAATTAGGAGTACCAAACCCTTGGATGCAAGGAGAAAAAAATCATAAGTATCAAGGTAAAGCAGAATTTTATCTTGATGGTAAACTAATGGTTGTTGATTGTTTAGGTGCATGGTGTAATGAAAATGGTTATAATAGAGGATATGTAAATTCAATAGCACATACAAATATGTATGGATTTCATAAGAATAAATCTGTTAAAGGTGGTAAGAGAAGGGCAATCTCTTGTAAAGGACCTTTAGGAACTATAACAAAAGTAAAATGGTTAGGAAAGGAGGTAAAAGATGTCACTAAAGAAAGCAATGTATGATACTGCATTGGCTGAATTTGAATCTAAAAGAGACAAAGCATTAGCTACTGCTCGTATATACATGGAGAATCCTGTGGGTATAGGCGAACATCCACAAGTGATTGATGAATTTATTAAACAGATTGAGTTAGCTGCAAGTGCTGATGAAGCTGCACATATGTTAATAGATACATTTAGAGATGAGATAACAGTAGAAGACTAGACTATGGACAAAGACTATCTTGGAATCTTAACAGAGATAGATAAGTATGAAGAGAGTAGTCCTGAAAGATTACTATTTTTATCTATTATATTCCAAGCATTATTAGATGCTACAAAAGAAAAGACAAGAGTAGAATCATCACGTACAAGTGTTGAAAGAGCTAATGCTCGTGCTTGGTTCTTCTGTAGTGTAGGTGTAACATGTGAGAACTTTGAGTATGTCTGTGAGAATGCAGGTATGGATGCAGAATATACAAGAGGTTTCGCACTTAAAGTAATTAATTCAAAGGAGATAAAATATGTCAGACAAAGAATCAGAAGAGTCTTGGATAAATCCTGAAGACAGAGGATGGAAGTATGAAAGTTATAGAGATTATATGAAAAGAAAAGATAGAGAAACAAAAACAAGATCTATAGAAGGAACATATTCATATGAGTATGATAATGCTACAGACAGACAAGTAGGTGGAAGTCATTACAAAGACTGTGCTATACAACCTATAGAATATATTGTTAAAAATAAGCTTGACTTCTTGGAAGGTAATGTGGTAAAATACATAACTCGTCACAGAACAAAAGGCGAAGGTAAAAAAGATATAGAAAAAGTTATACATTACGCAGAGTTAATATTAGAATTGCATTATGGAAAGGAGAAATAGATGGCATCATTACTAGGAAATAATTATTTACCTACTGAATATCAATCATTTATACATATGTCTAGGTATTCAAGATGGTTAGAAGAAGAAGGCAGAAGAGAGACATGGACTGAAACTGTAAGCAGACTTATTGTGTACTTTAAAAATCATATAGACGTACACTATAAAGGTGTACTTAAAAATAAAGAATGGACAGAGTTAGAAGAAGCTATATTATCTTTACAAGTGATGCCATCTATGAGAGCTTTAATGACTTCAGGTGGAGCATTAGATAGAGAAAATATAGCAGGATATAACTGTTCTTATATTCCTATTGATAGTCCAAAAGCATTTGATGAGGTGTTATATATCCTTATGAATGGTACAGGTGTAGGTTTCTCTGTTGAAAGACAGTATGCTGACAAGCTTCCTACTATACCTGATCAAGAGTTTGAAAATACAGATGATGTTATTTCTGTTGCTGATTCTAAAGAAGGATGGGCAAGAGCATTTAGAGATCTTATTTCTTTTTTATATACTGCACGTATACCCAAGATAAGTGTAACAAAAGTTAGACCTGCAGGTGCTAGACTTAAAACCTTTGGTGGTAGAGCTAGTGGACCACAACCTTTAGTTGATCTCTTTGATTTTACTATTAGTAAATTTAAAGAAGCAAGAGGTAGAAAATTATCTTCTATGGAATGCCATGACATTGTATGTAAGACAGGTGAGGTTGTCGTAGTAGGTGGTGTTAGAAGATCAGCTCTTATTTCTTTGTCTAATCTTTCTGATCAACGTATTCGTGGTGCTAAAATGGGTGAGTGGTGGAATGAAAATCCACAAAGAGCATTAGCTAATAACTCTGTAGCATACACAGAGAAACCAGATCCAGGTATTTTTATGAAAGAATGGTTGTCTTTATATGAAAGTAAATCAGGTGAGAGAGGTATCTTTAATAGACAATCTGCTAAAGCTAAAGCTGCAGAGAATGGTAGACGAGATGCTGATTGGGATTTTGGTACTAATCCTTGTAGTGAAATTATATTAAGACCTAATCAATTCTGTAACTTAACTGAAGTTGTGTGTCGTTCTACTGATACTATGACTACACTCGTAAAGAAAGTTAAACTTGCTACGATACTAGGTACAATACAATCTACCTTTACAAACTTTGGTTATCTTCGTAAGAGATGGCAGAACAATACTGAAGAAGAAAGATTACTTGGTGTATCTTTGACAGGCATTATGGATTCTGTTGAGCTCAATACTATTGATGGTCTAGCTCCTAGATTAGAAGTATTAAAACAACATGCAATAGATACTAACAAAGAACTTGCTAAAAAATTAGGCATACCACAATCAACTGCTATTACTTGTGTTAAACCTTCAGGTACTGTAAGTCAATTAGTTGATAGTGCTAGTGGTATACATGCAAGACATAATCCTTATTACATTAGAACAGTTAGAGGTGATAATAAAGATCCATTGACAGAGTTTATGAAAGCATCTGGTATACCTAATGAACCAGATTATTTAAAACCAGAACATCAAACTGTGTTTTCATTTCCTATGATGGCTCCTAAAGGTTCTGTATGTCGTAAAGATATGACTGCTATTGAACAGTTAGAGATATGGAAAGTCTATGCAAAACATTGGTGTGAACATAAACCTTCTGTAACTATTAGTGTTAAGGAAGATGAGTGGATTCCTGTGGGTGCATGGTGTTGGGAAAACTTTGAGCATGTAAGTGGTATATCTTTCTTACCTTTCTCTGATCATACATATCAACAAGCACCTTATCAAGATATAGATGAGAAAACATATAAGAAGTTAGCAAAAGAAATGCCTACAAATATTGATTGGAATAAACTTCAAGACTTTGAAAAAGAAGATAATACGAAAGGATCACAAGAACTTGCATGTACTGCAGGTGTATGTGAATTGGTGGACATATAATTTGTTCACCTTGTATTGGTGTGTGTACACTAGAGAATGATGTTTGTATTGGTTGTTTTAGAACAAGTAAACAAATAGCTGATTGGGCATTTTATAATGATAAAGAAAGAGAAAAGATAATGAAAGAAACTAAACCTGCATTAGCTACAGAAGATGTTGCATTAATTAGAAAAGTAATAACATATTATCTTAATAATATTTTTCCAGTTGATAAAGAAGAGCAAGAAAAACTAATGAACATCTTTCATAGGTTAGGTAGACTATAAAAAAATGCTTGACTTTTATAGTAAAGTGTGTCATAATTACATCATAGAATGCCATTTTGGGTTCTATAACTCGCTTAATGAAAGGAGAAAAGCATGAGTTTATTTCATAACATAAATAGATATGCTATAGGATTTGATCATTTGATGGATCATATGGTATCTCTACATAAAAATGATAACTTAACAGGTAATGATTACCCACCTTATGATATAGTTAAAGAAGGTGATAATGATTATCGTATAGAACTTGCAGTTGCAGGTTTTAAAAAAGATGAATTAAAGATTAACCTTAAAGATAATTATCTAACTATTGAAGGTGAGTCTAATTCAAAAAATTCTAATGGAGAATATCTTCATAAGAATATAGCACGAAGATCTTTTATTAAAAGCTTTAGTTTAGCTGATAATGTAGAGGTTGAAGATGCTACGTTTAAGGATGGTGTATTAGCTGTAAGTCTAAAACATAACATACCTGAAGAACAAAGACCAAAAGAAATAGTAATACACTAACTTAAATTGAGGGAGTGTTTTCTATTTCCTTTCACTCCCTCACCAAAGGAGATTAAATGAATACAGTTTATATTGGGTATGATCCAAAAGAAGAAACAGCATATCAAGTTTTAAAATTTTCATTGGAAAGAATTTCCAGTAAAAATATACGAGTAGTTCCAATTAGAAAAAACATAATGGAACTAATGGGTTTATATAGAAGAGAATCTGAAATGATTGATGGTCAACCTTATGATGTTATAGATGGTAGACCTTTTTCTACAGAGTTTAGTTTTACAAGATTTTTAGTACCTGCTTTAAACATGTATGAAGGCAAAGCTTTATTTATGGATTCAGATATGTATGTTCGTGCAGATATAAATGAATTGTTTGATATTTGTAACATGGATTATTATCCTCTATGGTGTGTGCATCATAAATATGAACCAGTTAAATCTACAAAGATGGATGGTAAAGTACAAGAACCTTATCGTAGAAAGAACTGGTCAAGTCTTATGATGTTTAACTGTGGACATGAATTAAATAAAAGACTTACACCTGAAGTGGTTAATACACAAACAGGTAGATGGCTACATGGTTTTGAATGGTTACCTGATAAAGAAGCAGACATAGGTAGAATACCTGAAGAATGGAATTGGTTGGATGGTCATTCTTCTCCTGAACTAGATGCAAAGAATGTACACTTTACAACAGGTGGTCCTTGGTTTAATGCTTGGAAACCACGAGGAGAGATAGAAGGTAAGTATGCAGTTGAGTGGTGTAATGATGCTCAATGGTTACAAATGAACAACATGATTGATCCAACGAAAGATTATATGATATGACCAAAATAAATTTTGTTACTTCTTTTAATGAAGAAATATATAAGGTTGCAGGACATCACCTTATTAATTCTATTGATAATAATTGGGAACCTAGTTTAAAATTAAAATGTTATTATCATAAACTTGATCCTAAAAATTATTCTTTTAAATCTGATATATCTTTAGAACCTTTAGATTCTATAGAAGAATACACAGAATTTTTAAAAGTAAATAAAGAACATGATGGTACAGAGTTTGGTAAGATACCTTATAACTGGAGACTAGATGCATTAAGATGGTCACATAAAGTATTTGCTTTAACAGAATATGCATTTGAATTATCAGAGAAAGATGCACAAGCAGGTTGGTTAATATGGATTGATGCTGACTCTGTTAGTAGTAAAAGATTAGTACCTGATGATATACTTGGTATGTTACCTGAAGCTTGTGATATAGCTTTTGCAGGTGCAAGAGATATGGATGGTGGAACATATGTTGATTGTTCTTTCATGGCTTTTAATTTAAATAAAAGACCTGCTCTTGATTTACTTGGTGATTTACGTGGTGCTTATATATCAGGAGAACTCTTGCAATATAGAGAATGGAATGATGCTTTTATAACAGAGAGACTTTTAAATATATACAAAGCTCATGGTATGAAAATACAACCTGTTCCACAAATAAAAGAATATATTACACACTTTGAAGGTATACATAATGTTAATACTATTCCTGTTAGAGATGCTCAAGGTAATAGATTAGTTTCTTTATCAGAAGAACACACCTCTCAAGATATAACACCTTCAAGACATAAACATTTAGCTGATATTATTAGACAACACAAACCTAAATCTATTGTAGAAACTGGTACTTGGAATGGTGGTCGTGCTATTGAAATGTCTCTTGCTGCTTTTGAAAATCAAGATGAGATACATTATAAAGGTTTTGATTTATTTGAAGATGGTACTATGGAGACAGATGCAGAAGAGTTTAATGTTAAAGCACATAATACAAAAGCTGCTGTAGTAAAAAGACTAAATCAATTTAAAGAAAAGATGAAAGAGAAAAATAAAATCTTTAATTTTGAAATAGTTAAAGGTAACTCTAGGACTACATTAAAAGAACATAAGAATGTAAATGCAGACTTTGCTTTGATAGGTGGTGGTAATAGTATTAAGACTACAGAAAGTGACTATCAAAATTTAAAACATATTCCTGTTGTTATGGTAGATAACTTCTTCAGAGAAGATGATGACAAAAATATTCCTGATAAAAAATATCATGGTACAAATACTTTAACTGACAGATTAAAAGGTCATAAGACTATACGTAGATGGATTATACCTTCACAAGATAGAGTACGTGGTGGTGGTCATACACACATGGCACTTATACTACATGATAAATCTCTTCCTGATATACCTAAAAGTTTATTAAGTGTACCTATTGTAGTTAATCCTCGTGATTGTGTACCTAAAGATTTTATTAGAGATAATATTAGAAACAATTTAAAACTTATAAAGACATGGCTAGGTAAATTTCCTTTACATAAAGGTAATGTTATTCTTGTATCAGGTGGTCCTTATTTAAATATAGAAGAACTAAAAACACATATAAGAAACAATCCTACCAGTAAAATTGTTTGTGTAAAACATTCTTATCCTACACTTATTAACAATGGTATAATACCTTGGGCATGTATTGTTCTTGATCCTAGACCTATTACAGGTACAAGTACACATGGTGTAGTAAGAAAAGAATTATTTAAAAAGATAGAAAAGAAAACAAAGTTCTTTGTAGCATCTATGACAGATCCTTCTGTTACTGAATATCTTATAGAGAAAGGTGCAGAGATACATGGATGGCATGCATTTACAGAATCATTACGTGATCCTGAAGAACAACAAAAGAAAATACAAAATCAATCAGTAAAAATAAATCCAGAGATAGGTATACCTGAAGGTTCTACTCTTATTACAGGTGGTACATGTGCTGCTATGAGAGCATTAGGTATTATGCATACTATGGGATTTAGACACTTTGATTTATTTGGTTTTGATTGTAGCATGGAAGAACCTACTGAAGAGCAAAAGAAAGAAACAACAGGTGCTGAAGATGAAGAACCTAAACCTAAATATTTTAAAGTTGGTGTAGGTAATAAAAACTATTGGACTACTGGAGAGTTATTAGCTATGGCACAGGATTGTGAAAGAACTTTTACTAATCCTCCAATGGAAATGAGTTTAAATTTATTTGGTAAAGATACTTTAGTTTCTTCTTTGTGGGAATTACAACCTAAACCAAAAACATTTGAGGAAACATTTGATGGATAATTATGTACTACCAAAAAAACCAGAACCTTCTGAAAAATATGTAGAACTTGTAGAAGCTTACAAAGATCTACACAAAGAAGAAGATAAGTTTAGAGGTATAAGTTTAGTACCTTTTGCATATGATATATACAATATATTGTTACATAATAATTGTAAAAGTATATTAGATTATGGATGTGGTAAAGCTATACCTTATAAAGAGAATCATAGAGATGTAGATCCTAAAAAGAAGATACCTAACTTTGATAAACCATTACATAAATGGTGGGGAGTAGATGAATTATTTTTATATGATCCTGCTTATCCAGAACATGATAAGCTACCCACTAAAAAATATGACATGGTAATTTGTACTGATGTTCTTGAACATATACCTGAAGAAGATTTAGATTGGGTTATAAGAGAGTTATGTTCTTTCTCACAAAGTACTATGTTTATTAATGTATCTACCTTACCTGCTAAAAAAACTTTTAAAACAGGTAAATATAAAGGAGAAAATGTACATGTAACTGTGCATAACCATGAGTGGTGGTTAAACAAAGTAAGTAAAATATGGAATGATAATAAAAATTTAAAAATATACTTGACTTCTACATCAAACGAAGGTATAATGGGAACATGCATTAAAGGAGAATAAGCATCATGTTTCCATACAACGAAGACGAATGGCTGTGGTTATCAGCTAGAAAAACTTTACAAGGAGAATTAACTATATGGCAAAGAAAGTTAAAGAGACCAAAGATAATAAAAAAATTGCATACATTATTGCAGCGATTCTTTTAGGAATAATTATTCTTGGTTCTATTATAAGTAAACCTACTAAAGAAGCAGAAGCAAACGAAGGATCAGGTACTTGGTCTGGAGGTTATAGGTACTACTATGATATGGATGAGAATGATAAAAGTAAATTAAGACTATTTGGTAAATATAAACAAGCAGATGGTGACGCTTTTAAAATAGGATATGATAGACAAGTTGGTAAAGATTTAAATCAGTTTGAAAAGAATCCTGATGATGATGGTGTTATCTTCTTTGAACAAGAATGGAAATTCTAATGAAAACATTTTTACTACTATTGAGTGTGGGGTTAGCTTCAGCTTGTGCTTTAGAAACACATCATGCTCAAGATGATTCAGTAATACAAGACGTTACAGTTATTAAATCTGCTAATGCTTGTACACAGGAAGGGAGTTGTAAGTAATGATTAAATGGATAATTGCTGCTATTGTAGTAGCTGTAATAGCTTATGGTGGATGGTATTACCATACTCATCCATCAGGAGATCAAGTTATAGAAGAAATAATTAAAGAAACTGGCACAGAATAATGCCAGAGGTATTTAAAGTAGCCATGCTACTTGTATGTTTTCATGGTGATTGCACACGATTTGAAAGTGCTCCTTACTCAAGAGACTTAAGTCAAGAGTTTTGTAGAAAGATGTTAGTCTATACTTTTCAAACTCAAGTTGGACCTTACTACGATAAGATTATAGATTTTGAGAAGGATTCACCTGAAGATATTAAGATAACCTATGCAGGTTGTGATGTTACACAGCGAAGACCAGATATAGATAATGATTGGAGAATAACCCCTAATGCAGATCCAGAACATATTATCCCAGATCAAAATGATCTTAGGTGGCAACAAGAAAAAGGACAAGACTTATAAAGATAATAAGTGGATAACTTATTCTATATACTATGGTATTATTACAGGTATAGTTGCAGGTCTTTTTCATTGGGTTGTTAATTAATGGCACTAAATGACAAACAAGAAAAGTTTGCTCAAGCTTATATATTACATCAAAATGCTACAGTTGCTGCAAAAGAAGCAGGATATTCAGGATCTTCTGAACAATCTTTTGCAACACAAGGACATAGACTTCTTGGTAATCAAGAGGTTAAAGAACGTATTGCAGAATTAGAAAGTACATTAGAAACTTCAGTAGATGTTATTACTGAAATAGAAAAACAATATGAGTTTGCTAAAGCAAATGGTCATACTAATAGTGCTATTAAAGCATTAGAATTATTATCACGTACTAGAGGAGCCAAAAGCGAGACAGAAATTGATATGTCTGCTGAAGGTTTAGAAGCTAATATTATAGAGAATTTAAAAGTATTAGGTAAAGAAAAAGTTATGAAGCTTGTAAAAAAATGTGGCTTTTAATTTTAACTACTGACCTGCCAAAGGATTGTTTAAAGCACGTTCCAAAAGTTTTATTATTCTATCTTCTAATTCTTTTAGTTTCATATCTATCACTTCTCCTCTTCTAACTGCATCTGATTCAATAGCAGTACGCTTATTGTCAAACCTGTCACTTGCATGATCAATCATAGTTCTTAAATCTGTTTCAGTTTGTCTAAGAGAAGCTCTTACTTCTTGATCCATATTACGAGAACGTCTATCAACTCCAGCAACTTGATCCTGTACTTCATTAATATCTTTTCTTAAATCTATTCTTATAGTTCGTGCATCATCTTGTGCTGCACCTACCAATTCTTTTACACTACGTAATTCTGTACCCATATTATCTTCTAAAGAAATAATTCTTTCTTCTAATATATCTAATTTTAAATTAAAACCAGAAAGATCAGGAGCAACATATTCATTTATCTTTTCCTCCATAGCTACCCACCTAGCATAACCTTCAAATCCTGCCCATATAGCACCACCTAAAGTTCCTAGTAATGGGAAAATTAAAAATAATTTACCACCTTTTACTTTAATACCTTGATATTCTACTTCACTCATATTGTTGTTGAATCATCCTTTCCATTTGTAAGCTTGATCTAACAGAGATATAATCTCCAAGAGGATCAGGCATTAATTGATCAGCGTAAATCTCTTCCTCTGCATACCATTGCATCTGTTGTACTATATCTTGTTGTTGATATTGTTGTATATCAGGACCAAGAGCAGTTACTAATGCTATGGTTGTCATCTGTGCTACAGGATCATATTGTGATTGTATTGTAGCTAGTATCTCGTTTGCTTTTTCTTGTTTCTTTTCTTGTTCTTTTGTAGTTTCTAATTTCTTTGGTTCTGTTTTCTGATCCACTTCTTCTGCATCCATATCCTTACTCGCAACTTCCTTCTCTTGTGGTTCAGTCTCTTCTTTAGCTTCTTCTTTAATCTCTTCCATGTTATTGTCTTCAGAAACATCAGCGACCTCCTTTGTAGGTTCTTCGTTAGTTTCTTCTACAACTTCAACAGGTTCTTCTTTAATCTCCTCAATAACTTCAACAGTTTCTGTAACAGTTTCTGTTTCTACTTCTACTTCTACTGGTTCTTCTACTGGTTGTTCAATAGCAACCTCTTTAACCTCTTCTAATGTAGGCATAGCTACGTCAACATCCATTCCTATATCTTGTATTTCTTCTACCATTTCCTGAACTTCTGTTATAACTTCTTCATATGATATAGTACCTTCATTATATTCTTCCATCATAGTACCCATTTCTATAGGTATATCTACTATCATCTCTTCCATAGGTTGTTCCATAGTAGGCATATCAAATGTCATAACCATATCAAATTCTTCCATCATCTCATCCATTTGATATTGTTCTTCTGGTGTAGCAATGTCATATTGCTCTATTAATTCTACTGTTATTTGATCTTCCATTAATGCTGGTTGAACAATTTCTATCCATGTTTCTACTGATGTTGTTATGTGATTGTAATTAACTGTGTATTCTACATTATCAAAAAAATAATTCTTTGCTCCACCTATTCTTATAAATACCTTATCTAAATCTCCTGCAAAATCATACGTTCCTGTGTATGTTGTAGGTGTTTGATTATTTTGTAATGTAATTTGTCCTGTATCCCATTGCAGAACATTATTATTATATCCTTTTGTTTGAAAATATCCTGTGGTATTTGCTTGTGAATGATGCATTTGTAGTTCCCATTCTAATGCACCACCATCTGATATATGAAATTGTGATATATCTACGTACTGATCAAAGGTTGTGTGTGAACTTGATGTGCCTTTACCACATGTACCTGTACCAAAGTACGCATTACAATTTGGCATACTTGCAGGACCTAGCCCACCCCAATCCAGATCCATATCACCCTCATAGCGATTCGCTACGATACCTGTATCTTTGTGTAGTATATCACCTGTTGTTTTATGTTCAACAGTTGTAGTAGTCTCTGTTATTGTATCTATATGTCCTTCACCTAGATGTTCAGTCTCTATTTCTTGAGTGACTGTATCACCCTCTGGTAACATTTGAGCATTAGAGGAATAACAGTATAAGAAGAACAGAGAAGATACCAAGAGCACCTTCGTCATTAATAATTTCTTCATCTTTAACAGCATTCTCTTTTAACCACTTCTCATAATCAGGTCTTTTTTCAGGATTATCTAACCATTCTTGTGCAGCTTCAATTCCAATTTTGCCCATATATGGACAAGGTGTACCTGCCATTTCCATAGCAGAAAATACTCTTTCGTCTTGACATAGCATAGATACTGCTGCAACTTTCATACCCATTCTATATAAAGCACGACTTAATTTTAATCTTTCACAATTTAAATCTCTTATAGATGTACCACCTGCTATACCTAGTATTTGTGATTGAATAGCAGCAGATGCAGCAAAGCTACAGACATCTTGATTACTGTTCATAATAGATGGAGCACTTGCAGTTGATGGAGCTCTATCAACACTTGTTGTTCCACTAACAGTAGAGGTAGTAGATGTTACTGTATTCGTTTGTGCAAAACTTTGTAATGAAAATAAAAATGCAAATATAAATAAAAAATATTTAACCATATGCAAAACTTTCTCCACATCCACATTGTGAGGTAGCATTAGGATTATTAATTTTTAAATAACTTCCTGCTACATCTTTAGTAAAATCTATAATTGTACCTAATACATACATAATAGCAGTAGGATGTATGTATAATAAACCTTTATCTAATTTAATAATCTCATCTGAATTAACATCTTTCACTTCTGAATTAACAAATTCCCATTTATAATTAAAGCCTGCACAACCACCACCTTCAATAGATAACTGTACACCTAATGCTTTGTGTTCATCTATGGTATTTGATAAGTATTCATTAGCTTCTTTAGTAATAGATACTGGTGACACTATTGTTTCTCCATCCATCTATCTAGTTTCTCTTCTAGTCTATCAAATCTATCTAGTATTTTATTAACTTCACTATATACTTCTTTTTTTGTAGCATAGTTTGTAGCCATAAACTCTCTAGTCTTTGCATCAGACAATGCATGTTCTTTTAAATCTTCACGTAGTTTATTTATATCACTATTAGTACCACGTATCCACCATAGGAATGCACCTACTGCTAAAGTTAATACAGCATTCCATAACATTATGTCTTGCATTGTCTTAGTCTCCTTGTTGCCTATCTATATTAGATGTATCTTCTACTATAGGTGCAGTTTTTTCTTGTTCACTTTCTTTTATTATTAAAGGTAAACCATTTAGTTGTTGTAACATACTTTGAATTTCAAGACTTATATTATTAGGAACATTATATTCATTTTGTAATACAAGTGCTGAAGAAGATATAGCTGGAGGAACAAAACGACCTATTCTATTTCCTCCTTCAGGTTCTTCTAAAAGAGTATAATAAAAATCATCAACATTTCTAACACCTTTACCTGATAATATTTCAAACATTTTTCTATCAGACATTTTTACTTTAGTTCTATTTTTTCCTGTTCCTTCAAAGTATTCTAATTTTTTAAAATTATTAAGATACTTGGCTAATTGAACTTGCTTGCTATAAGAAACTTGAATTATACGTTCTATGTCTTTCATAACTTTATTTTTTTCTTGAGGATTATTCCAATCTATATTACCTTGTCTTAATATAGAATCAATTTCTTTATTTGTATTTTTTATATCAGAAATATTTTTACCAACTTTCATACTAAAATTTTTATTAAGATTCATAGTAGTATTTTTAAAACCAGTTAAAGATTTTATTTCATCATCTAATCTTTTAGGAAAACGTGACTTAGTAATACCACCTGCTTCATTTAATCTTTCAGATTTTATTGCTTCTGCAAATGTAAAACCTTTTGTTACATCTCCAGGTGCAAGAGCTTTTCCTATATGAAACATAGCTTTTTTTGCTTTAGTAAGATTATCATCAGTTTCATTCCATATTGTACCACCTTGCCTAGATTTTCCATCTTTTGCTATATAAATATCTAATAAAGGTTTAACTAATAAAGATTCATTAATCATAGGCTCTGCAGTTTTTAGAATAGAACCTAAAACTTTATCTAAATCTTTTTCAAATTCATACTGATCTTTATATCCTTCTGCAGATGACATCATCCAAGGTATTAATTTATCTACAACTTGTATAATAGGAGCTTGTGGAATTGAATAAGATAAGTTTCTATATTTAACTTCTATATCACCTGTCTTTGGATTTACTTCTATAAAATCTGTATATTCTCTTATTTCATTCTGTCCCCATGAAGCTGAACTATCTTCTAAAATTTCTTGATCTGTTGCAGAAATATTATATCTTTGTGCTTTAAATTGTAGATACTGTTGTGTTGCTAAACCTGTTGCAGTTAATCCTCCTAATCTTTCAGCACCTGCTTTAAATAAACCATAATTACCTTTTTTTCCAGTTAAAGGATTAGGTATTGAATTATAGAAATCTATAGCTCCTCGTCTAGCAATGTTATAAGTATTTCTAATTATCTCTGAAGTAAAAGCAGGAAAAGTTCCTATAGGTAATCTTCTTAAATATTTAATTGATCTAGGAATAAAATTATAAGTAGGCATAGTATCTTTAACAATTTCAGCAACAAAAGTTCTTAACTCATTTTCATTCATATTAGGATAAGCTTTTCTATAACGTGCTAACTCTCTATGAAATCCTATAATTTTAAATACATCATCTTCTGCAGAATATACATCTCCTGCAACACCCATAGATTTATCATAAGCTTTCTTCATCCAACCTTGTGAATTTTTAAAAGCATCATTCATAGATCTAATAATTTGTTGTGCTCTTACACCACTTTTTAATACACCTCTTGATACTAAATCTTGTATTTCTGCTATAGCTGCTGGACTATTTTTAGTTAATTTAAGTACTGCACTAGGTGCTTCTTTAAAAAATCCTAATCCAAGATTACCATTAGCAGATAATACCATAAGATTACTTTCCATATTTCTTATATGTGTTCCTGAAGATAAAGAAGTTTTAGCTGCACTAGCATAACCACTAATACCATACCATGTACCTAAAATTTTATTATCTGATACATTAGGTAAATCTATTCCTCTTTGTAAAACTTTTTTATATTCAGGAGAAGTAAAAACATTAGCTAAAGGATTAACTTTAGGACCTAATTGAGAAATATAACCTCTTGCTAAATCTTCTAACTTACTAGAAAAATCTTCTGTTTTAGTAGTCGTTGGTTTTTTAGAAATTTTATAAAGTTTAACACCATATTCATCTTGTGCTATTTTTTTTATATTAGATAAAAAATTATGTTCAACAACAATATCACTCATCTTTTTCATAGATTCATTCCATTGTCTCAGAGGATCTTTTATAGGATTTAATAATATTTTATAAGCATCATTTATAAGTTTTTTATTTTTTAATATATTACCAGAGCTTGAAGAACCTGCATTAGAACCTCCTAATTTTAAAGCATCTAAAAAATCTATATCTGATGTTTTAAGTTTATCAATATAATTTTTTAACTGACCATCTATTTCAGCTTTACTTGCTTTAGGCATAGCTTTTTGTAAAGCTGCACGAGCAGCATTAACTATTTCAAAAGCTTCTCCACTTTTATCTCCTTTACCTGCTAATATTTTAGATACTTTATTAACATATGTAGGATTTACAAAAGCTTCAAAATCTTCTGTTAAATATATTCCTATATTTTTATCAATAGTTGCATTAATTTTATTACCTAAACCTAATGCTTCAATTTCTCTTGATACATCATCTGCAGCAGTTCTTAATTTTAAAATAGGTTGTTTAATATCTTTAGGTAACATATTAAAAGCTTTTGTTTGATTATTTTTAGCTAATTGAATATTACTATCAAGATGTTTTGTAAGAATATCTATTTCTTTTTTTGTTCTTTTGCTTGCAGACTTTCCTAATATTTTTAAAATTTCTGCAGTAGCATTTTGTTCTATAGGTAATCTACTACCTAATGCTTGTCGTATTAAAGCTATAGTTTCTGGTGGTAAATTATCATATCTTGTTTTAAATACTTTTTTTACTGCTCTTTCAAATTCTCTTGAATATGTACTAGCTAAATCAGTTGCTGCTTTTAGATTAGCTTCTTTATTTTCATAAACTCTATAAGTCCATTTATCCATTCCTTGACGAGATGTAATCCAGCGATTTATAAAATTACCTCTCTTTCCTACATTAGGATCACTAAGAATTTTAACAGGTTGGTTTACAATGCTTTTAAAAACAATGTCATCACCTTCATCTACAATTTCAGTACTACTTACTTTAGGATTTGCAGGAGGTTTTCCTTTAGTCTCTTTAATAAATTTATTTTTTTTATTAAAATTAAGTAAAGATTTAGCAACAAGATTTATTCCTTTTATTCCTCCAAATACAGATTCAAAAGCACCAGCACCAAGTCCTGCATCTACTGCTTTTTTTATTATTTTTATTGAGTCAGGATCATCAGGTTTTATAGCTAATACTTTTAAAGGTTCAAAAGTTTCAGGAGCCATTTCTACTAATTGTTGAGCCATATTATATTCTTTATCTCCTAAAAGAACTTCAGCTCCTGTAAAAGCTGCTATACGTTTAGCAAATCCTGGAACTTTAGGAGCTACATCACTAATAATTTTTGTAAATTTTCCTGTTCCTAATATAAGAGAAGAAATTTCTCCTGTTAATTCTTGAGTTTCTGATGTAACTGGATCAACAACTTCTTGTAATCTTTCATAAGCTCCTCCTAAATAAGGAACTTTATCTATAAGTTTATCAACTTTTTTAGCTGAAGATCCAATAAAATCTGAAGCAGTTTCAGGTAATAACATATCACCTAATTGAACAATACCTCCTATAGCACTACGCCCTGTACCTATTATAGTATCTGCTATTTTATCTGTAAAACCAGCATACTTAGGTTTTAAATATCCTGGAGCAAAATGATAAGCTTCAGCTCGTGATAGACCTCCTGTAGCTGGATCACCATCTCTTCCTACTTTTAATAACTCATTAAATTTAATAGTATGTTGTTTTTCTTCTTTTAACTCTCTATTAAATTCAACAGGATCTATGTTTATGCTTTTTAAATACTGATCAATATTGCTTTCATTAACCCCACTATTAGGATCTTGTAAAGCATTTATTAAACTTTGTTTAGCATCAACAAAAGTATTTGTATTATAATTTAATGGCATATTAGTCTATTTTTACTTGACCAGGAGTTAAGTTTAAATTATCTAATATAGATTGATTTATAGTATTATCTATATCAGGAATTACAATATCTGTTTTAGGTAATTGTATATCTTCTGCTAGTGTATAATTTTTAACAGCAGCCATAGCTTTTGCTTGATTACCTGATTCAGACATAACATTATAATAAATATTTTGTAACATAGCATCTACTTTAGCTAATTGTTTTTGTTGTTCTGGATTTAATGGTTCACCTTTAGCATTTACTTTTAATCTATCAGTACTTGGATCATATATAGCATCATATCCTAACAAATTAGATGCATGTGTTAAAATAGATTTCTGTACAGGTTCACTTACTTTAGCTAACTTTAACATTTCAAAAGTATTATCTAAATTATTTTTTGCTAATGTAGCATTTAAAGTTCCTATATCAATTTCAACTGCTGCACCACCTTTCATAACTTCAGATAACTGCATAGCTAAATTCATATCACCATCAGCTAAAGCTTTATTATATTGCATTTCTAAATCTATTAGATTTTTTTGTGACTCTCTTAGTTTAGCTCTTTGTTCTTTTTCTGATTCACCTATTTTAGGACCTGCTTTTGCTAACATAGTTAGTACTTGTCCTACTCCTCCTCCTGGTGCATCTGTTACATCTTGATCCTCAAGTAAGCCAGCCATAGCTGCAAATGCTGCTTGTTCTCTATTAAACTGTTGATTAGCTTTATCTGCTTCTAATAAACTTTTTTGATAATCTACTTGTTGTTTAGCTAACTTTTCATTTTCTAATTGAGATTTTCTGCTTCTAGCAAAAGCTTCTTCAACCTTACCTAAAGAAGATAAATATTTATTTACCATAGGAGCAATATTACCTGATGCTGGAGCATCTTCAAAAGGTTCTAGTAAACTTTCATCAACAGATAAATCTCCACCACCATTAGCTCTCTTAATTAAAGTACCTATACCACCACCAGTTTTAGCAGGTTGTTGATAAGGTTGACCACCTATAGTTTTACCAGTAAATGCTCCATAGATATTACCTAATCCACCTAGACCTCCTATAAGTTGTTGACCTAAACTAGGTTCATATTGAGCTTGTTGTGGTGGAACATATTGCATAGGTCTAATAGGAGCACCTGTAACAACAGATTGATATTTAGACATAGTATCATAAGGGAATTGTTGCTCATCTAAATATTGTTGAAATGCTTCATTTAATGCAGTTTGTGCTTGCTTTTGTTTTTCTTGACCTATTGCTTGTAAACCAGATAGTTCTGTTGTTGCTTGTTTAAATTGACTACCTTGTAAATTAGCTAATTGTGTAGCTGCTTGTCCTTTTGCTAACCTATCTGCATCTAATCTTTCTATAGCATCTTGATAAGCTTGTGCACTTCCTTTAGCTTGTATATCAGCTAATAATCTTTGTTGTGTATCTGCAGCCATGCCTTCTAATATAGCTTGTCTACTACCACCAAATGCTTGTGCTTGTGCAGCTTTAGCAGCTAACTCTGGAAGAACTTGTGATTCATATTGTTTTTGTGCTTCTCTTTTTTCTATGTCTGTTACTGCTTGTTGATAAGGAGACATATACTCTTCAATTTGTGTTGCTGTAAAAGGAGTAGCTGCTTCTCTTGTCATTCCCATAGCTTCTTGATATACTGGTGCTCCTGATCCTACAAGACCTGCTATACCAGTTTGTACTTGTTGTTGTTCAGGAGTAAACTCTGCAAGTGTAGGACCAGTATAAGGTTTATAACCTTCTGCTGTTTTATCTTGATACAGAGCTTGAGCTTTACTTAATATATCTTTATAATAAGGTCTAAGTTCTGGAGGTAACTCTGTAGCAGAAATCATTTGTGCACCTACTGCTGGTGCTACTTCTCTTCTACCAAATAGGGATGATAATACTGCCATATTTTATACTCCTGCCATCATAGGTTTTAAAGCCATTAACCCATCTATTTCTTTAGGTTGTCGTATTGTACCATAGGCTTTTTTACGTACACTTTCTACAACACCATCCATTATTTTTGCTCCTTCATCTGCATTACCATTTCCTAATGCAGACATAGTATAAGCATCTACTACATATTCAGAGGGAGATACTGCTAATGTTCCTATTTGTTTACCATCTTCTTTGATAGGCATATAAACATTATCTTCCATACCATGACCATCTCCTTCTACTTTACCACTAAATCCTCCACCATGTGCTAAATTAACTAACCCACCATGTTTAGCTGTAGCTGGAGAATAATCAATACGATCTACTAAACGAGTTCTAGGTCTTCTACCATAAGCAATATCTAATATATCTTGTATAGATAAAGTACTTGGCATTACTGTTCCTGATGCATCTCTTATAACCATTGTTTGACCAAATCCTGTATCTGCATCAGATAGGTCTACACTATAACCTAATTTTTCTAATTCTTCTAGTTGACGTTGACGTTCATCTTCCATTGCATATTGTTCTTGATAATCAGGAATCATTGCATCTGTAGCCACAAGTTTACCTAATCCTACACCTGTACTATAATCATCAACTATTGCTCCACCTATATCTCCTAAAGTATAATCACCCATTGGAATATTAGCTACATATTTTCCAGCATCTGATACTGCTTTTCCAACTGGACTATCCACTATTTGTTGACCTGCTCTTTGTAGCATATTAGGTTGAGGACCTACAGTTTGACTATATCCAGGAGGAACATTTTGTAAAACTTCTGGTGGTCCTGCTGCTACATCAGGAACTACATATGAATCTGAAGGTACTATTGTAGAACTTAAATCTGGATTAGCTAATTGAAGATCTTCATATCTTGCTGAAGGTAGACCTTTTGCAGCAGCCATTCTTTGAGCAGCACCAGAACCTCCAGTTGCACCTGTGCTAAAACCTTTTGTAAATGAAGTTGGACTTCCTGTTTTTACACCAAAACCTCCAAGTGCTTTAGCTTGAGTTCCACCACCACTACCATAAGTAGGACCAAATACAGATTTAATATTTGGGTCCATATAATTAGTAATTCCTCTCATTGCACCTGCTGATACTCCACCTAGTGCTGCAGCTTGTAATGCATCTTTAGGTTTAGCTCCAGCAGCTAATGCTCCTAATCCACTACCTATTCCTGTTGCTGCACCAAAAGCTAGTGGACCCATAGCAGCTACTTTAGCACCTAGTCCACCAGTTACACCAGCTACACCAAATGTAGCAGGAAAATAACTAGCAGCTAAATAAGGTGCTGCAATAGTTAAAGCAAGAGGAGCTAATGTTCTAAAAGCTTTAGACTTAGTTACTTTTTTAACTGCTTTAGCTGCTTGTTTAAATGGTTTAAAGAAACTTTTAAAACCTCCAAATGCTTCAGGTAATCCTGTTATTGGATTATATGTAATTTTTAAAATAGAAGATAATCCTTGTAATTCTTCAGGATTAATATGTAGAAGCATATTATCTCCACCTCTACCAAGACTAGCTAATCCTTGAGCTGCATCAAATACTTGACCACCACCTGCTCTTTCTGGATTCATTCTTATTTCATTTATATAACGCTGTACTTCTTCTGGATTATTTCTATAGATTTCTTGAGCTTGTCTTAATTCTGCATCTGTACCACCATTTACAATTATTTCTGCTGCTTTTATTTTATTTTCAAGTATATTAGGATTAGATTCTAATTGTTGTTGCATTATATTTTTTTGAGCTTCTAATTCTTTTTGTTTTAATAAACCTATTTCATCACCAGTTGTTCCTGCTAAATCATATTGAGGATTATATCTGTCTAATACAGGATTACCTCTTACACCATAATTAGATTTAAAAGGACTCGTCATACCACCCTCTTGTCTTTCTACAATGGGTTGTTGTGTAACCTGTGGCATTTCTAATAAACCTTTATTATTCATTTGTTGTAAATATTGCATAGCTCTTAACCTCTCTAATCCTTCTTCGCTTTGTATAGCATCTTGAAAATCTGCTAATTGTTCTAATTTATTTGGTGGTATCATAATTTTATATTCTTTATATTTATATAATTTGATTGGGGTTTAGTATTATCAGCAATAAAATTACTATTACTATTATACACTATTTTTGAAGAGTCTGCTATAGGTTTTACAAATTCTTGTGAATTATACATATTAGGTGGTATAATTTGTCCTGTATTTATATTGCTTACATATGTACTATTATTTAAAAATTTAAAAAATTCATTTTTCGTCAATTTAAATTTTCCCATGCTTGTGTAGCTGTTGTGCTAACATAACCTTTAAACTTACCTGCAGATGCTGCATACGCTATATCACCTTTTCTTGGTCTACCTATATCAGTTATTGTTACAACTGTATATATTTTTGTAGAAGGTGTTCCATCTACTTGTGCATCTCTAGTATCTAATTGATTAACTAAAGCTGCACCCCATTGTTCTAAATCTTTATACATTTGTTCAACTTCAGGATTATCCTTTAGTTGATTATATAATCTAGGTACTGCTGGATAACGTGCCATTATCTTTTACCATCTGGCTGCATTGCTAATCTAATAGAACCCCATTTCCAGCTAGTACCTGCAGAGTTACAAGACACTCTTACTCTCCCCTGTCTTCCTCTGGCTCTCATATCTATTTTTGTTGTAGAATTTGTTACAGTATGTGGAGGATTTGGTTTTTCTCTTGCTGTACTACTTTCAGGAAAATCTTTTGTTTTAATTGAAAAAGTTAAACTACCATCAGTTAAATCAAAATCAGGTATAACTCTATTTAAAAACATTATTTCATTACCAGAATCTATATCAAAATCTGCTGACTCAATATATGACGACATAGCTACTCCATCTGCTGTATATAATCCATCTACTTCATTATTAAATAATTTATTAGATGCAGGATTTGTTCCTTGTAAACCTGTTGTTATTGTATTTCCAAATACTGTTTTATCTGCAAAAGTTGTAAATATACTTTCTCCATAAGACCAATAGTTTTCATCAGGAGACCATACAACATAACTATCACATTCAGTAGATTGAGTAGAAGGATATAACCAAATTATTTCTTTAAACTCTGAATTTATTCCACAAAATATTTTATCTTTTTGATCTAAATTTAATCTATCAAATATATATCTTCTTACTGTACAATCTAAACTTCTTACTTGACCATCAAATACATAGAAGTTATCATAACCCATCCAAACTGCACGACCATCATAATCTACTCCTGCATGTTGTGCTATTAATCCACAGTTAGTTCCAAGCTGTGAAAAATTAAAAATAAATGGTGGACCTACAAAAGTCATTGCCCATAAAGAATTATCAGTCCATATATTTATAGCATTACGTGATCTTACTCCACCTACTATTTTTGTACCATCAGCTAATACAACTTCACCAGAAGTAGAATTTATAGATGGAACCCAATTTGTATAATCTTCTTGATTAGACCATCTAACAGTTAAAGGATTATATGTTCCTGTAGGACTAGCAGTTGTTCCAAATTCATTTCCACCTAATGTAATTAAATGTCTATCATTAGGTGATACTATAATACTATCAACAGTAGTAGGTGTAGAATTAGTAGCACCTGAAACTTTAACAGCTCTTAATGGTGTAGTAGATGCATCTGTATCCCAATAATAAATAGATCCTTTTCTTCTATTTGCTACTACATCTTCACCCCAATTATCTAAACTCCATTGTGTTATCTCACTTGAGAAATCACTAGCACCTGTAGATGTAGGTTGATTCCATGCTCTTGTTTGTGAAGCACATACAGTTGCTTGATAAGATGCAGAACCATAACCTAAACCTGTTGCAGCATTTGATACACCAGTATTTAAAAGATAATGTATATGTCCATTACCAGATGATGATTGTGCAGCACTTGCTGTAGTTGATACATTAATAGCAAAAGTATTTGCATTATTAACACTTACTTGATACGTACTTGTACCTAATAATATATTACCACCTATAGTAGCAGTACTTGTAAAAAATACAAAATCACCTGTTTGTCTACCATGAGCTGTAGCTGATACTGTAACAACATTAGCACTAACTGCTACACTAAAAGCATTTGTTAATGATGCACTAGATGATACAGGTGTTACATCAAATATTTCATCACCATTATGTTGGTATAACATTTGAGCTGTACCAAACATAGCTCTTTTAAATTGATCATTATCTGTCCATGTTATAAGATCACGACCTGCACCATTAAAAGATGCAGATACTTTAGTTTCATATCCACCTATATTCTCTGGTTTACCTGCACGAAAACGTACATTATTAGCATCATACCAAGAATTAGTTTCTGCATATTGTGTAGACTCTCTTCTAATACCAGGTTGAAAGTCCATCTTAACGAGTTTTGAACTTGTTGAGGACATTAATTACCTATCAAAGTTTTTTAATAATACTGCGTCTATTGTTGTTGCACTACGTGCCATATAAACTAACATATCTACATCATTAGCTCCTGTACTTAATGTAGGAACTGTACCAGATACAAATTGCCAAACTGTATTATAACCTAATGTTCGTGAACCTGTACCATCTTGTATTACATAAATACAACCACTTTGTCCTGCTACTGCATTAGAAGGTGCAGCTAATGTTCTATTACCACCTAGAGTTACTAAAAAATTATTACCTACAGCAAAGTCACTTGTAATACTTGCTGCATCTGTTAATGTAGTAATAGGATTATAAGCTCTAGCAGATGTTCCTATTTTTAATGAACCTGCTTCATATGTAATATTACCTCTAACTGTTGCATCTGTTGTTACAGAAGTTCTTACATATCGTAAATCTGCTGCAGATACTTCAGGAACATTATTTGCACATACGCCTACATCTACAGAAGCTGCTGTACCTAATCCTAATCCTGCTGCATTTGTTGAATAAACACTTCCATCTGTATCTACAACTATTTGTGATATAGCTCCTTGAGCAACAGTTAAACCATCTCCAGCAGCAGTTTTTACTTTTACTACATTAGTTGTTGTTGTATAAGTTGTTTGATTATTTATTACATATCCTTTTGTAACATTAGGTATAATCATTGTTATAGTCGTATGTGCTCCACCTACAGTTCCATTAGCTTCAAGAAATGCATTACGAGGTACATCAGTACCACCATCTACTGCAGATAATGTTACAGTAGCATTAGCTCCTAAAACTACAGTTGTATAACCTGCAATCGCATCATCAACAAGACTAATTACTCCATTATTTAAAACTGTACCCCAAGAATTAGGATTATCTCCATCTCCTTGTTTTGTTAGTCTTATTCTAGTTGTGTATGTTGATGCCATTATTTGCTCCTATTGTATTGTTTCTACTGTACTATCTATATCATAGTTGGCTCCACTATGATCTGCTCCTATGAGAGCACAAGAAAGTTTTTGATTATTTGTTATTACGATTGTCCATGCTCCATTTTTATTATTAACATATAATTCTATTAATTCATTATCGCTATTTACTGCCCACCATTTACGTGACTCACCATGTTCTTGTTTTAAATTACCTGTTAAATCTGCATGTTGTGCACATAATAAAGTTTTCATATATGTTTTTTTTATTATATCTATGTCTTGAGCTTTTGCTAAAGAACCAAAAACTAATATAAAAAATAATGTTATAACTGGAATTAATTTCATATTATGATCCTAATTCTGTCCATGAATTTACAGTTGCTATTTGATCTAATGTTCCATCTTCATTATACGTATTAGTATGTAATGCTATAAATGCATTCATATCTGCTGCATTAGTTATTGCTGTTTCTATTCTTGTTGCATCAGCACGTATTGCATTTCTCCATGTTTGTATATTAGATGGTATTGCTGTTCCTGCATCTGCTTTACGTATTATATACCAATCTGTTTCTGCTAAATATCCTGCTTGTTGTTTTTTAACTTTTTGTATAGCATTATATTTTAAACCTCTTGTAATTATTTGATTACCATCTTTATCTTTTAATTTATTACCATCTTCATCTACTGCATCAACATCTTCTAAAGCTTTATCAGCAGCTTTAACTCCAATAGTTCTTATAACACTATTACCATCTCCTGCTATAGCATCTGAATGATTATGTTCTATATAATATTTAGTATCAAGATGTGTTCCTGAAATAACTACAGGTACTATTCCTAAATCTTTACGTTGTGCATCTGTCCATATTGTAAATATTTGAGAAGAGTAACGTACATTATTTAATACTATAGATTGTTTTCTATCATAGTATTCTACTATTTTATTACTTTCTATTCGTGCCCACATATTTTATTCCTATCTTGCTGTTGCGTATTTAAATGGGTTATGTGCCATTGCTAAAAATACATAAGTATTTGAAGCATTAAAAGTTACATTTGAAGTACGCAGTTTGAATCCATTTGAAAGTATATCTATTGCTCTTGATGCTTGATTTT